TATTCTCGCAAAGTCATGTTCTTAGCCTCAGTAAGACTTAGACCTGCATGAACAACCATAAACGCAACGCGTTCAGCTGCATCATCAGCCACTATTCTTTTGTGTTATCACCAGCAAACAAAGCATTAGCCTCAGTCATTGAGATGTTGCCAGCCTGTTCTAAAGTGAAGTTCGGGTCAATTCTTTTTTTCATAATGAAGATGATGGCTTTCATTGCTTTACCTTTAGCCTGTCCAGCATCCATTAGTTGATCTATTGACGAACCTGTAATCAGTTCTATCTGCTCAACTTCATTAAGTGTTAGGGATTCGAAGTCAAATACATTGGTGGTCATTTAGTTGCTCCTGGTAGATTGTCGATTGTTTGTCGCATGAGACGTTCATAGTTTTCGAGTATCTCTTGCTGTGTATAGCCTAATGCTTCACTAAAGAATGGCTGAGGTCTTATGCCCCTGTAAGTGCCAGGTTTCAATTTGCCTCGATGTGCAGTTGATACAACTAGCCATCCCCAGTGAATAGGGTTTGCGTAAGGTACACGCTTGCCACCAGCTTGAACACTTCCACCTGACTGAATACGTCTAGGTCTCATGCTTGCTGATAAAGCACCTGTTTTGACTGGAACCAATGACTTGGCTTGACGAATCAAGATGAGAGCACCTTGATAGCCTGGCTCAGTTAGAACCTCTCGGGTTGCCCCTAGTTCTTTCATGGCCTTGACTGTCAGAGATAAGTTCTCGACACCGATTCCAGTCTCCACAGGAAACCTAATTAAGCAGCTGTTTTTACAGTTAGGCCGTAGTAAACAGGTGGTGTAGTTGCTGGAGTGTGTACAGCGTTCTTTACAGTCAAAGTAACTGAGAACTTCACAATCTCACCAGCGTTTAGGCTTAAAGGTGGAAGTTGGTCAAAGATTACTGTTCCTGTGTAGACCGGTGCAGATGCAGTTCCAACAGCGTTACCCTGAGGTGAAACTTGGAATGCAACCTCGGTGCCGAAGTTAGCCCAAAGTAGTCTGTAAAGACTTCCTGTGTCGCCAGAGGTAACACCATCTAGCTGTAACTTCCATTCACCGCCAACACGGACCTCGCAGAATGTCTGGACATCGCCAGGTGCATCGTTAAGGGTTAGTTCGACTAGGTTTACATCGCATGACTCCTCGACAGTGCCGATTGTGAACTTGATGTTTGTTGCTTTGATTCTGGTTGATGTTGCCATCGGGTTCTCCTTAAAGAGTTATGGATAGGTCAATGTTTAGATCGCATGCTAAATACTCAGCGTTGTTCGCAGCCAACCTAAATGGTGTGTTTACAGTTTTGAGAATTACATATCCCAAAGTGCTAATAGCCGAAACTGTTTGAGCAATAAGTTCATCCAGTGCCTCAGTAGCCTCCTCGTTAGTTGCAGTAGATGCAACCAGAGTGACATTGAGACCTAGACGATACTCGTTACCAACAGTTTCAGCAATCAGGTACGGACTACCAGAATTGACGATAACAATAGGTGGAGTAATGCGTTCTGGAACATAGTCCAAAACATCCAACCCTGCATTCTGTAAGTCGAGTTTGAACTCGGCCTTAGATGCTGTTATCTCATTCGTCATAGTCCAGGACCTGTAAAGGGTAGGAGCATCTCACGTGCAGCGTTCATCGGATCCTTAGCAATACGGACAGTAGTGCCAAGGTCAGCGAATTGAGCCACGCCATTAGGTGCCGACCTACGATGGAACAGCTCAGAGGCACATGAGAGAACAGCAGAATCTAGCACGTCAGTAGGTACGCGACCTGAACCAACGAACTTGGCGACCATCTGATTAGCAGAGGCTAAACATGAATCGACAAAACTAGAGACCTCTTTAGTCCCGACATATGCTCTGAACTGCTCCACCGATACAGCCATGAGTTATTAGGCTCCAGTGTTTAGCTTGACGATTGCACCCTCGAATGGAACAGCGAATGCAGCGTAACCATAAACAGAGTAAGTGTCCTGCAACTTAGTTACATCGGTGTCACTTAGACGTGTTGGAGTACCAGCTGACTCGTAAGTGGTTAGAGCACTTGAGTGAGCAAGGTATGCAGTCTTAGCGTCCATAGCAGGGTCCACAACGATTGGTAGGCCAAGGATAGAACCAGTTAGACCAGGGATGTTAGATCCACCGATTGTGTTTGAGCCATCGCCAACCTGTGAAACAACTGGACGACCAGAAGTATCAACGATTGAAACTAGACGCTTGTAAGCAGTTGTACCTGCAACGATGAACTGAGGAGATAGACCAGTCGCGTTGTAGATGTATGCAGCACCATCAGCAAGTCCACCCATAACAGCAGCAGCAGTTAGAGCTGAGATGTCGAATGTCTTACCAGTCCAAGTTAGACCTGCAAGAACAGCGATAAAGTCCACGTTCATCTTCTTTGCGTAAGCAAGAGACATTGCCTGGAATGCTACGTCTAGGTAGTTCACAGTTGAACGTTCAATTGCTTGCTTTGAGATGTTAGTGAAACCACCATAGGTTGCAACAGCAACAGAAACAGTTGATAGAGCAACGTCACCAGTTGATAGTGCGGTGTTCTCTGTGGTCTGCTTGCCAACTGCGATTGTGTTGGTGTTTACCTTTGCGTATTCAATGGTTAGACCAGTTGCAGGTAGAGCCTGAACGCTGAACGCGTTTAGAGTTGGACGACCTGTGTTGATTAGGTTGTTGATGAAGCCTACGAATGCTGGTCTAAGAGCTGCATCTGCGCTAGTTGCACGGAACAGTTCGACTGCATCCTGATCACCAGAGACAAGAGCCTTAGCGTACTCACCCTGTGAACGGAACTTGGTTTCAAATGCGTTTGTTGCGATTGCTGGAGTCTTTACTAGCTCAAGTTCTCTGCGGATTTCAGCCACTTCATCTTGAACAGCACGGACATCCAATTCCATGTTTTCAGACATGTTGGTTTCCTTTGTTTGGATTGAATCCGCTACCACCTCGGCAACGGGTATTTCCTCGCGAACTTCGGAGACTGATGCTCCGGTGAACGCTGGAAAACTTACGAGAGAGACTTCTCTCAAATCTACGAGTGTGCGAGTTACTAGGTCGCCATCTCTGGTTTGTTCAACAGCCATGAATCCTACTGAGAACTTGTTAATCACATTGTCTTTGAGTAGCGTGTAAGCCTCGTTGCCTCTAGGTGTGTCAGAAATCATGGCACGGATTTCGAAACCTGCCTCTGTGTCTCTACCCTCAATGATTCGGCCAATAGGTTCTGAGTGTTGCCAAAAGAGCTTGACATCCTCAACGCTACGAATTGCACCAGGTACGAACTGCTCGCGGTAAACACCACCAATGTCAGCCACCTGACCATAAGGAACAGCAAGCCCAACTACTTCTCTAGTGTCAGCCTCAAGGCGAACCTCAAAACTTCTAGTTTCTAACTCGGTCATTCGAGACCCTCTTTTCTACGTACTTCCTCGGTTGTCATGAAACCTGCGCGAATAGCAGTCTCATACATGTTGAAACGATTAGCCATGTCAGCCCTGAATAGGCCCTCAAAATTGAACTCGACCCTAGTGCCACGCGGTAGGCATTCACTTAGAGCATCAGAAATTGCATCGGTGTAAGCCATGATTGTGTGACGATAGAACACTTGGTTCTCATCTTGTAGGTTGCTGTAAGTGTCACTAGATCCATCTACACCTGTAAGCAATAGTCTCGCTGGAATACCGAACAGTCTCGCAATGGCCTGAACCTGCTGAACCTGTACATCGGTGAACATGGCATCTCTAGGGTTCAATTGAACTGTTTGCCATTCAAAGCCTTGACCTAAAACAGCGACTTGTCTCTCAGCTTGCTTAGTGTGCCATCTAGCAGTTATTTCATCTGCATCTTCCTTGCCAATCGGTTTATCCGATTTAAGGATTCCAGTAGGAATACCTGCTTGACCGAACCAGTTAGCAGCGAAGTTGCGCAATTCTAAAGCGGCCTGAATGTCTTTGTTGCAAGAGTCAATCGGACCTAAGCCACGTAGATAACCAACTCGGCTAAACAGTTTCAGATGCTGAATGTCAGTTGTAGTGGTTGCGACTGGAGTATCAGCGTTTACTTGGTAGTCGTAATGCTTGACACCATTCACCAGGCGAATCGTAACTGCACTAGCTGGAACCAAAGTTAGGTTATTTACCTGACCATTAGATCCATAAGACTTTAGCCAAAACGCGTTGCCATCCAAAGCCATAGACACCACAGTTTGAAACAGGAAGTCTCTTTTAGTGTCTAGGAAGTTTGGTTTGTTCACTAGAACAGGGTTCTCGACTGGCACCTCCATACCTGTGGCATAACGGAAAGTTTGCATAGGCATCTTGGAGATAGGTGTCGCGATGATCTGAATAGACCTGTAAACCGCTGTAAGAGTTAGAGCTTGATTAGGTCCAGCACCCATGTCAGAACGGGTAGGCCAAATTGGAGTAGAACTACGCGTTTCGCGGTCTCTACCCAAAAGTCTGGTAAATACATTTGCCATCTGATTGCGAACTTATAGCACACTTACGACAAAGTCAAAAAACTTGCAAGCCATAATCTTGGTGTGTCGCGGAAACATAAAGAGCCATAACAGTCGCCATTAGAGCATCAACATCCCCTAGAGATTCCTTGCGACTAATCATCCAAGTTTCACCGGTGTATTTGGCGATGCCTTTAGGAGATTGAAGTTGCAGTAATGGATCGTTACGATGCTTGACTACACCAGTTGAGAACATGGCGTAAACAGTTGAACATGCAGCCGACATCTCTTTGACCCATAGAGGCCATACAGGTAAGCCATCAGCCTTGAGCATCTTAGCCAAATTAGGTAACTGTCTTTCATCCATAGCAATAGCTGTAACACTTCCCCTGGCATAAAGTTCTTTCAATCGGTTATACAGGACTCTCTCAGTGGCATCAGCGTAAGTGTTTATCAACTCAGTTTCAAAAGTGCCATCATCACATTTACGAGCTCCAGCAATAGTTGCAAACTCCCAATTCTTAGTTCTATCAACTGAGAGCACTACATTCTCTTGAACAGTAATTCCATCACCTGCTGCTTTAGCAAATAGGTCGGAGGCTATCCAAGAATTAGCAGTACCTGCGATGAATTGGTTTAGTCGATACCTGCGAGCCTCATGTTCTGGAATAGACCTAATGTCAGAGAGCACAGTATTTAAATCCAACCTGCCAGCATCTATTGACGGATTAGCCATCTTTAGAGCAAGAGGTTCATCTACCTGAGCACCATCAGGGGCTTGCCAGCAAAAGAACCCGATACGTTCTAAGTCAGGGTCTCCCTGTGCAGCTGCGGTTCCAAGTTTGTATAGATCTATTAGCGTTTGACTCGATTGGTCTCCAGCAGTTGTAATCCCGATAACCATTCCATCTCTACGTTGAGCAGTACCAAGGACAGCAGCCGACCACATACCAGTCTTAGCAAGATGCAACTCATCGAACAGGCAGAGACTCATTGGAATACCTTGCAGAGCAGATTCTTTAGCAGCCTTGACATCGTATCGACCAGAGCCATCG